GCCGCGGTTTACAGAATAAGACACACCTGGCGCGGTGATATCCTTTACGATAGTATTTTCCCTCTTACATTTTGGGCACGATTGAGTTGTCGGATAATAGCGCCCGGCGATCGGGAGATTCAAATCGATTACCTCAAAATCACAACCATCAGCCGAACAAGAATATGAGTAATTGGGCATAATGAGATTCCTAGTTGAGACTAACGCCGTCAATAGGCCAATATAAATTAGGGTCTTCGAGCGCGACACTCGGTTTCGGTGAATGTGGTTGCAGGTGGGTCATGACCATTAATAGCTGGCGAAGGGCTCGGCTTAATACATTAAGCCACTCTGCGACATGTGTTCCCGGCGGCATCATACTAAGTCGCATTTCCGCCGTGTTGACGAACATGAGGATCAAATCAAGTTGCAACTCTGGCGTCAAATGATTATACATTTCTTCGGCTTGCTCACGTCGTGCCTCATATTCCTCCCGTCTGTCCTCTGTCGACCCAAGTTCCTCCTTGCGATAGAGAATAGGCCAGTCGGTAACAGTATCACTATTCCCCATCGGTTTCCTCATCACCATCATCATTTACAAGCCATGATTGCAATCGCTGAAAGGATTCCTGTGTAAGTCGTACTTCGGTTGGCGCGCCAAGCAACAATCGAATGGCGAACAAGAGACTACATGCACCGATGGCGAACTCGACCGCGGACGAGGAGAAGCCGAGACATAATATTGCTACGAGAAGGGCTATTGTGCATGCCACAATTTTAATCGCTTTACCTGAATTGAATACCTCAACATACTTTAGGTCCAATCGCAGATCGAGTAAAGATCGTGCCACGCCATCGGCACCTTCGATATTGTTGTTGTCATCCATCGGTCTAACCCCTATCTGAAATATCGCAACTCGAATCGCCGATCCAGTAGACCCGGAAACGCTCCGTTGACGACAGCTTTCGTACAGCGATAGGTGCTGGGGAATTTGCCATCTTTCAGTGCCATCACAATCGCCACTTCATCACTATGAAGTCGTTCCAGTAATTGCTGAAACAATTGTTCGCGTCGATGCGGCAATACAGGCGTGTAGCCGCACGCTTCTGACCCGCCTTTGACGAACAGGTAGATTATGCGGAGTTCGCGCATCAAATGTGACGGCGTCAATCCGATGGGCCCCGAATCCTGTTTGAATGGTGGAGCGCCCGGCGGTAAATCCCATTCAAGCCCTGCGTGGGCCATGGCCAATAGATACGTCAGGCCTGTCGAATGATGCTTTTGCAGCCACGCAACCTTATCCGTAGTTTTAATTAGTGTCTTCTGATGTGTGAGAATCTCTCCAAGCTGTCGTGCTTTCATGGTGATACCTCGGTAGTTGGTTCCACAAGCAGTTCGCAAATGTTGCTAAGTGAATTGACGGCAATTGACATTTCATTCTCGCAGTCGACGGTCCAGTGCGACGACTGTTTATAGTACTTCAGTAATTGACGACAGACAATCAGTGTGTGTTGCCTATATCGTGCATGACGTTCCTCGGGTGTGAGGATAGTGTTCTCCGGTTCGCTTGACGCCAATCGTTCGTCTCGTGCTTCTCGTGTTTCGAACGGTACAAGTATACCAGACATTATTCAATTACCAACATTTCGACTGGCGTGCCTTTCTTAATGGCCGACTCTAGCAGCGACTTCCACGTAGGAATTCGCGACTCAAACGAATAGAACTGCTGATAGTAATTGCTCTGCGCTCGCAACGTATATTCCGTATGCTTGCTGCTGTAGGTGTCCAACGCCTCTCGCATACGCCCGACAGTATTGACGATCATGGCCTCTGGGCGTTCATCGTAGGAGAACATCCACGCCCATTCCGCACACGTCTCCGGCAGCGCCCCGTAATTGCTGGTGATGACGAGACAACCTGCCATCATGGCTTCTTGCACAGCCATACAGGAGGTTTCCGCATACACTGAAGGATAGACAAACACATGCGCCTCGTCCAGCGCCTGACGTACGTCCGCATTCGGCTGTGTGCCGTGGTAAATGATATGCGGATTCTTTTTGAGAATATCATACAGCGGTTCGAACTCTTTATCTTGTTCGTGCCATCCGTAAATATTCAACGACGAATATACGTGGAGTTCCCAATCCTCACGTTCTTTCGCCAGCACTTCGGCCGCGGCACCGAGAATGGCGAGTCCCCGATGTGGAGTTGAGGTATAGATGAACTTGAGCTTGCCGTCGTAGGGTTTGGGAAAAACCGATTCGCGATAGGGCACCGCATTCTTAATGACGACGCCTTCGCTATATGGAATACCGAGATATATATTATACTGCTGTTGCTGCCAGTGTGAGGCGAACACGATGTGATTAAACTTTGTGCGATAACTCTGATCCTTCAGCACAGCGGATGCGGGGTCCTGCGGCAAATCCTGGCACCAAAGTATGCGCGGCTTGTCCTCAAAGGTATACGTCTCAGGACGTGACATCATAATCTGTACCTGACTGGTCAGTTCAGGCAGCGCCTCTTGTAGATTGGCGAGAATGAGTTCGGTACCGCCGAGGGGTTTGCTTGGCGTGGTCACATCAGACATAGTTATTCACTATCCTTTGGAATGCGCATAATTTTAACGAGTTATCGTTATATTTATATGGTGGAGCCCCTACGAGGATTTGAACCTCGGCCTTCACCCCACCGACCGGCGCCAGATTAAAAAGGGTGCTGCTCTAGCCATGAGCTATAGGGGCGTATCAAATACTAAAACGTCACAGAGAGAATCCCGCCGACACGATTAATCGTGGTACCCGTTGTTGTTCCGATGTACGGAGAAACCCAGATATTGGTAAGAGGATGTTTGTCACTCATAATCGTACCGAGGTTCACAGAGACGGGTAGCACGCCGAAGCTCACACCGTACGAACGTGACTGGGGAATCTGGACCACGGGTGTGGCGAGGGCCCACCGCGTCTTTTCCGTGCTACGATTGTTGCCTCGCTTCAGCCAGGGCATTCCGATGAATGCCGTGAGTGACGATTCGCCACCGGTAGTGCCCATGACATGCCCCATACCTCCCTGCACTCCAATCTTGACGTACCAATGTGGAGGTGTGGCGACGGCCGCAATCGTTGTTGTTTCAGTGACAGGAATGGGTGTGCGTGTCTCACCTGGGCCGATTTCGAACAAACGAATCAGATTAGTCGGTACATTATTCTCGTTGCGCCCTGTGGTATTCAGAATCAAAAATTTTTGCGACAACGTATATTCTGCTTCTATGCCTTCAGCCAGAAAATTCAACCGGAAGTCAGTAAACTCCACGCGGGACTGAAGAGGTGGTGGCGCTTCTAGCTCGGGCGGCCAGAATGCGGGCGGCCAGACAGCAGGGATGTCGATGGACTCAAACGGGGGTTCACGTGGCGGCGTTTCGATGGGTGTTATAATAACATCGCCGCTACCTTCTGAGGTCGCTGTTGCGAGCGACACTGACAACTCCTCCACCGACACGTCGAGCCCTTCGTTTTCTGCGAGAAGGTCGTTCGCAGGATTCCCGTAGACCGAGTCGAGGTAACCATCAACGACTTCAGTTGTCAGTTGCCCCAGAGGCACTTGAATGGTAGTGACATTTGGCGCAGGGTAGTCGATGCTGAGAACTGACGTTGCCTCATTTGGCCCACTCAGACGCCCTGCCGCAAAGACGAGCCCCGTGACAACGATCGCCCCTATAATTTTCACAACACGCCAAGACGGCGATTGCGGCCACCGCATTGCTATTGCAATAGACATACCCACCCCAATTCTCTTATCTGTTACGTTTACGACTCCGTGCGGCGAGAAGCTCGCGGCGGCGGTTCTTGCTCTTTAGATTTTCTTTGCCGGTTTTCCGTAGTTGTTGCCGTTTCTCACGCATGAGAATCTGGCGCAGCCGAGCCAGTTCTTCCGCTTTCAATTCCGCCTTCGCCAATAGCGAGCTTGGAGAGAGTTTCGGCGTCGTTTCGACCAGCGCGTCGGTCGAAGTTGTACTTACTTTTGGGTCTATTTTTATCATAAGTAATTATAGCTGATACGAGTTGGATTGTCAAGAGCCGTTATTGGCGGCGTGCCTGGCAATCCAATACGCATCAGCTATGTCGGAGAGGGGCGATTTGGCAAATGATGCCGTCTTGGCGGTCCGTGGAAAAAATACGGGGCACCAGGCTTTTGCGTGTGGGTATTCTTCAAGAAAAGCGTGAGTCATTTTCGGTTTGTCGGCATTACCTTTTCCTGTCGCAAACTTCTTGATCACGGTCGGTGGAGTAGTGGTGATGGTATAGTGTTGTTGACGCAGGAGATACTTCAGAATGCCCGTATGTTCTCCAATATGAAACACGCGCCCAGTCGCGCTGAACGCATAGTCTTCAAGGGCGACGGTCCGAATATCTGGCCATTGTGCCAGCCACGTGATGACAGACTGCGCGATAAACTCTGCGCGGGCCATCATCTCTGTGTTTGAGATGACGACGGTGGTTAGTGCCGGGAGTGTAGAATAGGTGCGTGCGTGTGCCATCCAGAATTGTGGAGTCTCGCCATAGGCGCAAATCGCCGGGCACGACATTGAGTAATCTATCCCGATATTCATTCGTCGTCGTCGTCGTCGTCCTCGCCAAAATCTCCACCCAGCAAATGGCTGGTATTGATATCATCATACGAAAGCAGCACA